GTGCATGCGGCGGCCGCAAAGTTCGGCAGTTATGGAAACGTAATCCTCACTTGTAAAAACAGCGGTCTCACGCCAGCCACTCATTTTGCTGTAAATGCTACCGCCAAAGTCGTCGCCCAAGGAAAAGTTTCCTCGAGCATCTCGTTCGTGAACAATGGCTTTAAAATTTGGTCTTCTCTCGGTGCCGGCGAAGAACTTACGGTCAGCATTCTGGAAGGTGATGTGGCAATACACCGGTTTAAAAACCAGGATAGTGCTGAACGCTTACTGATCAGCGGGCAGATCATCTACACGACAATCTTCAACCACGATCATATGACGCAGTTCGCCTTCTACGTGGAGCAGTCAACGATGGGCCGCTTTAGACGCCCAACTGCCAACCTCACTACATTCTGGCGAATTCCGAAGTCGGGCGCGAAAGCGCCGAAACCACCAGTACCTGTCCTGCTGGATGAGAACGACGCGTAGGATCGTCGTCAGCCTTGCATTCTGGTACTCGCAAGAGACCGCCCCCTAATCGGGAGCGGCCGCGTTGGTCGATCGCCAGAGTGCCACAGTTGGCCACGGCTACCCTACTTTCGCGTAGCGAGCACGATCACGGGCATAGGTGATTCGTGGCAACTCAAATTCTCTATAACTCGCCACTCTTTTATGCTCGGGTCGACCTCCTCCGCAGCCCTCTGATACTCTGCCAAATGGTAAGCCATTCGCTCTTCGGGCGTGAACGTCCGTTTTGTTGAGGCGGTGGCGGTAGCGGGAACGGTCGTTGCTACGGACATAACAGACAGGGCTTTCAAGGCATGGCGGCGCGTGATATTAATTAAAGTATCCATTTCGATCCTCCAGCGATCGGTGTGGTTATGTGGCAGGCGCGAGCGGCAACTCGCGCCTGTTATGCATTAACTATAAGGATATAACTCGGTCAAATATTACAATTTAATGATACGTTATTGGGGATATGCGCCGATTCCCTGATTTTATAATTCCAATCGGAATTATTATCTGCAATCCCTCGTGATTATATAGCAATAAAGATCGGAATTATTCTTATTGGAATTTTAGGTATTCCTGAAAAAGGTGCGACATGGAAGATGTGACGCGTGAAAACCGGTTTTCCACAGTCTTTTTGTTGTTTGCCCAATATGGCGGCAAGGCCGTGATACCGGTGGAAACTGTCTGCCGTGATTTCTTTAGCCATCTCTCAGCTGACAAGTTCGTGCGGAAAGTGAGCGCCGGCGAGATTGCTATTCCACTCGTCAGAACAGAATTGTCGCAGAAGTGTCACAAGGGCGTCCACCTCCAGGATCTTGCTGACTACATTGACAAGCGGCGTGAGGCGGCTCTCAGAGAGTTCAGACAACTTCATGGGAAAACCTGACGCCTCCCTTGCGTTCAGACGTCGGAGCCGCGACCATCCAGCTATTGAAGCAGGAGGTGACCTATGACTGCATTTGGAACCGGCGACGATCAGGAAGAGCTTCTCTCGGAGCTAGCAAAAGCGACGAATGCGAATTTCGCGAAGCTTCAGGCTGAAAACATCGTTCTAAAACAGATTATACGGCGTCTGATAGCAGTGGCAGTCATTTCCGACGAGGCGCTTGCAGATAGGTGGGACACCTCTATCCAAAAGGACATAGAGGACTGGACCGAGAAACTTGAGAACGAGAGGGACGGTCACACGATATCAGGCCTTAAAGCAGCAATCGATTTCATCGGTGCGTTCACCACAAACGATATAGATCCCCACGGTCATCCTTTCACCGTGATCGACGGTGGAAAACCGTAGGTGCCTTTCATCAAGGACGAGGAAAAGATCTCAGCTAATGGAGCGATACCTCATCGTAAAACCCTGCCGACGGCGCCAAATCTTTCCGCTGTGACCATGGTCGAAGAAGTCGAGATCATCCGTCAGAACACAATCAACCTGGTGCCCGGCGACCGTTCCTCGGAACTCTCGAAGGCGAGCCTTCACCAAGTCACCAAGTGCATCGGCCGTGGTGTAGGTGTCACCGCACGAATCGACGATGAACGAGGCGACGGGATATTGATCTTGACCTTGAAGGTGACGGCCATCGACCTCGCGTACTAGATGCAGTGCTATCGCAGGCAGTGGGCCCCCCTGAGGAAGTTCTATCGGATAGACACGTCCACCAATTGTTGACGTGACTGCCGCATCTGCCGATAGTACAGCGCGGACAATAGAGATGGCGCTCATTCAGCAGCAGCCCTCATAGCTTCCCGCCTTTGCTCTTCTATAAGCAAGACGGCCTCCGCCAGAGTTATCCCTTGGTAGGTGCGGATTTGGACATCGTAGAGGCGTTTACCGAGCTCCTCGATGCTAAGCCCCCAAGGAGCTTTTTCCGGTTCTCCGTTTTTAAGGCAAAGAGCTAATACACGCGAGATGATCAACGGAGAAGGTTTCAGGAACCCCATTCCCATTATGGACCAGTAATCTTCACCGAGATCCAGTTCAATCTGTTGAAGAGTCTCTAAATCCATCTGCAGAAAGGCACCCTGAGCAACCTCCGGCATCGGCACGCAATCCTTGGGAATTTCTGGCGCCGGCTGTTCATTCAGTCCGATGACTTCTTTGATCTTCGAAAGGATGCTCATGCTGCCAATACCTTGTTTGCGACGGGGCAAATCTTTTCGCCAATTCGATCGGACCAGTTATGAATTACATCGGTCGTGACACCTTGGGACGTGACGATTGTGGATTGAACAAAGCCGCCGACGGTGTGGCCGAAAATCTCGCCACCGTAATACCCGCCATTGACCTCAACCAACGCCGCCCGGGCGCTCTCGAATGCAGGGACGCCGTGGGCGACGGGATCGAAGTCGATGGCGTTCTCGGGGAACTCAGTGTCGAAGTGCCCGAAGGGTAGGAAGGCATCAGTGATCAAGGTCGGGCCATTACGATTGTAGCCGTCTGGATGCTTGCCATGCGTGGCGTGATACACGGCTTCGCCACGTTTCCTCTCATCGGACCAGCCCACCACGACGATTTCATAGATCCGTCCAGGCGCGAAGGTTTCGATCACCGCATCAACAGCCTTGAAAATCCCCGGGGCATCCCGACGAACGGCGTCGAAATCACCATAGTTGTACCCGATGGCAATCGAGAAAAGGTCGATTGCTGCCAGGTTTCCGCGGCAACTAGCTGCCATTCGGAGATCCTCGAAGACGGCCTGCTTCGATCGGATGTCAGTCAAGGTTCCGTCGTCGGTGTAGACCGCCGCGTCGGTGAGAAGGAAACAGGCGTCCGACCTGGTAATTGCGAGAATAGCGCTCAATTCAAATGCTCCACATTGCCGGCCATTGTTCCTGCGGTACCGGTGCAGCCGCCGCCAGCGTAACCAAAGAGGCTTCCAAGTCCGCTGATGATTGTTCCAAAAACTCCGCCGCCCTGACCGCCTCCAACATCAAAAAGGCCGTCGAGGGCGGCGTCTAAAAGCCTGTCCGCTATCTGCTCCAGGACGTTTCCCAGCGCTTCCGCTGCTGATTTCCCGCTTCGGAGATCGTCGATGAAGCCTTTGGTCGCGTCCTTGGCGGTAGATGCCCATTCTTCAGCCGAACGCCGAAGCTCGTCCTGTGTCGCGTTCAAGCGGGATGCGTTAGCTTCTCCGCTGGCATAGCCTTCAGCCAGGGCATCTATCTCCTTCCTCAGTTCCGGAGTGATCTTCCGCCCAGCCTCTTGAGCCGCGTTTAGCAGTTCATGTTCTGCCCGTGCTTTGCTGACGGCATAGCCGTAATCTTCGATCGTTGGATTTAGTACCTTCTGCGCCTCTGTCTCCGCCATGGTCGCCGCGGTGGCTTCGGCGATGCGCTTGGACATCCGCTCGTAGTCGTCCAGTTTCGAGCCCTTGCCTTTGCCCTTGCTGGACCCTGAACCGCTTTCAGTAGGCTTGACGCCTGCACCACCGGCACTATCGCCGAAAGTGATATTTAGGGCTTCCTCCAGCTTGCCAGCGCTGATCTCGGTCAGAGACATTTCCGCCCTGATCTTCTGAATTTCAGCCGTGATCGGGCTGGCATCGATGACGGCCTGTGTTTTGGCGAGGCCGGTGATGTCATCTGGCGGGCGGACGAAATCGCCAATACGGGGATCAGAGTAGCCGCGCTCCACGGCACTGTTTCGGGTGAAGACCTTGCTGCCGACCTCTGCCTTCAGCGCTGCGCCTTTCGTGCCAATCTCTGCCTGCTGGACGGCGATCAAGGCGCGTTGGCGCTTCAGCTCCAGTTCGAGAAGCGACTTCTTGGCGTTGAACTCTTTGAGGGTGTCAGCGACAATACTCTTGGACGCCTCAGTCTGAGTGTTCGCCGTCTTCGCGATCGCGTCCTGGTAAGCCTTCTGCGCTTTTGCGACTCCGTCGATCATTCCCTCGATTGCAGCGCCGCTGCCCGCCTGTTCGGCCAAGGCGCGGGTGGCATCATCGATGGAATTCTCCCAATTGCCGAACGCCAGATAACCCGCCGTCGCGGCACCAGCAATCAAGCCGATAGGGCCAAGGGCAGCCGTGAACCCGGCGGCAGTGATTGTGCCGGCCCGCATCGCCGTTACCAGCGCCATGACTGCTGACGCGGCCTGTGGAACCGCTGAGAGCATCCCCGCAATCGAACGCCCTACGAGAGCACCAGCGAGGACGGAGGCGAACTGAAGTGTGATGTCAGCCGTCTGGTCGAAATTATCAGCCAGGGCGTTGAGGCCCTGCACCAATCGTTGGCTCGCGCCCAAGGATTCGTCGGTCTGCCCGATGTAGCGCATGAAGGCGTTCGAAACCTTCGTGACACCCTGATCGATGGTCTGGGTAGCATTTGCGGCCATAGACTGGATTGTCGGGAGGCCTTTGAGGAACGCTTGGAAGAACTGCTGACCAGATACCTTGCCGTCGTTGACGAGTTGCTTCAGCTTGTTCACCGAGCCGCCGGCCGCGTCGAGCCCATTGGCAACCGCGATGAGGATGGGTCGGGCGCCTTCGTTGACCGAATTGAATTCTTCGGCCTGAACTCGGGAAGAACCGAGAAGCTGGCCGAGCTGCGTCAGGGCGCCGGATGCCTGGCCGGCCGATGTGCCCGCCACGCGAAGCGCCACTGCCACACCATCAGAAAACTTCAGAAGATCTTCTTGGCTGGCACCAAGACTGTCGGATGCCTGCGCGGCCTTGCCGTAAAGATCTGAGATTGCGGAAAGCGGAGTGGCATTGGCTTGTGCCGACCGATAGAGATCATCAAGGATTTTGGCCTGTCTCTGTCCGGTGACACCCGCAACAGCGAGGCTGTTCTTCGCAGATGTCCATGCGTCGGCATAGGCCAGAACCTCCCGGGCAGACAATGCGGCTGTAATGGCTCCAAGGGATGGGAGTAGGCTCTTGCCGAAATTAGCAAAGCCTCGGTCGATCCGACCGAACGCGGCCTCGAACTTCTGCGTCCTCGCCATGACCTGCTCGAACTGCGCAACGCTCCGGTTGGCGGTATCTTTGACGGCGCCGAACGTTTTTGCCGTATTCTTTTCGACCCGAGCCAACGCCTTTTCAAAGGCGGCGGTGCGGGCCTCCAGGGTTAGTAAAAGACCGGTGTTTGCATCTTCAGCCATTGGCGGAAGTCTCCTGATGGCCGAACATCGCTTCGAGCGACAGGAACGGATTGTTTTCGGCGACAGTCGCCAGATAGATGCCGATCATCGACGCAACGGCGCCGTCGATCTTGCGGATTGGATCTTTCTTCGATGGCTTGATATCGCCTTGGTCATTCGGTATCGGCACGGGCACGTTGGCGAAACACCAGCGAAGGACAGGGTGACCGCCGTGAATGAAACGGCCGTCGATTACCGCCTTCTCTGTCTCCTTCATCGCGGGAGACATGTGGCTATACCTCTGCGGGATGGTGACGACCGGAAGGCCTTCATCCCTGAGACGCCCGATCATTTTCGCGATATACCAGGGGTCGAAACCCATCAGCCGAACATCGAGCTCGGGATCATCGTAGAGATCCTTGAGCTTTTTCTCGATGACCGCCTCGTCGACACTGGCGCCGTCGGTCGAGTTCAGAAACTGTTCAGCCTGCCATTGCTCGTAAGGAACACCGTCTTCGTCAGATCGCCGGGCGATTGAAGCGGCCGGACACCAGATGTGCGGGATGGCATAGAACATGCGGTTTTCGGCATCGTGGAAGACAAGAACGATCGCGGTCAGGTCCGAGACTGCTGATGCGTCCACACCGATGAAGCAGGGCAGATGCTTCACGTCATCGATTGTGAAGGGCCTATTCCCCAGATCGTAGACCGAGATTTCAATCCAAGGATCGTCGGCACCTTCAATCCAGCGGTTTAGATGATATCGCTGGAATTTTCGGCGTTTGCGGATGCTCACGTCGGCCTCAAGGGCCTCGATCCTCATGGCTCGCAGGCTCTTGAAGGAGCCCAGGGCAAAGTTACAGCGCTTCCATACCTCCTCATCTCGCCAATCATCCTTTTTCTCGGCCTCATAGATGATCGGGAGGAAGTGCGGATTTTTGACCTTTCCGGAGGCGATCTCTTTCGCTGCCTTGTATTCGTCGTGACCAAAACCAAGGCCTTCGCCCGCAGTGGTGGCAACGATGGTGAGCGTCGTCGCCTTAGTCACCTTTGGCCGGGTCTTACGGAGCGCGTCCCACAGATCACTGCTGCGCCAGACGTGAATCTCTTCAGCGACGAAGAGGTAGACCGATAGCCCTTCCTGGCTCGCGCCTTCCTTCGTGAGCACCCGGAGCGTCGATCCGGAAGGGATATGTGTAATGCAACGCTCGACAGCGTTGTTGACGATCTTGAACCGTTTTTCGAGGGCGCCGGGTTCATCTGCGTACTGGGGCTTGGTAAACTCGCGTTCGATGAACTTCAGGGCCATCCCGAAGCAGGTCTTTGACGCCTGGTCCTTCGTCATCGCCGCGACTACGAGTTGGCCCTCGTCAATCCTGAAGCTCTTGTGGCTCAGCATCATAACCGCGATAGCCGCCGCAAGGGTGCTCTTCGCCTGTCCAGAGGGGACATACAGAAACAGCGTGTCTACTAGACGAAATCCGTCGCTATCGACGTTGCCGAAAACATAGCGGAGGATCCGCTCCTGCACCGGATGAAGATCGAAAGGTTGGTTACCTTCGAGAAGGAGCCCCGAGATGAAATCTACGGCCTCCTGTCCAAGCCCCATCGGATCAGGAATCTGAATGCTGAAATCAGTCAAAAACCGTGGAAGAAGGGTCATGCCCACCTCCTTTGTTTTGGCCGCGGCGAACCTTTCCGGTTGCGGTTAGGCCAAGCGATTCCGCGTATCGCAAAGCCATCGCCTGATACTGGAGATGCTGACGAACTGCCGGATGAGCCTTCGGTGGTTGACCGCGGCGATGCACGATACGACCCTCTTTGCGGAGGATCTTCGCGCAATCGGCAGCGCCCTCGATGGCCTCGCAGTACACGGTGAGAAGCGACTTCATCTGTTCGTTCAAAAGCCCTGAGGCGGCTAGCGGCGGACAGACCTTCCGCCACTCCGCTTTGCCAACCGGTCCCAACGTCGCCGGCGCGCGCGGGGAGCGTGATGGCATATCGTTGCTAGAAACTACACTGAGCTGGGGTTTGCGTCCGCGCATCAGTTGCCTCCTACATCGTAGGCAACGGCCAGGATGATCAACCCATCTTTGAAACCGAGCGACTGCGCCGACTGAATGTCCCAGATCCTCTCTCCTCCGCGTCCGTGATGGATGAGCCGGTCCACCTGCTTCAATCCTTCTCGATAATTCACGGCAAAGGTGGCTCTTTCCTCCCCAATCGCAGAGTTTCCCTCGCGAAATTCGCGTCCTGAAGCCGGCCGGAATTCGGCCCATACGGTGACAATCGATGCGTGGCCCCCGTCTGGGTTTTCAAAGGTAGGCTCAGTCCGAGCTTGAAGTGTAATGCGGTCACGCATCCTGCCTGGATCTAAGGGCATTAGCCGAACTCCCGCCGAAACACGATCGAGGCTACGGCGGCACCTGCCGATGTATTACCCGGGCGTTGAAAGCCGGTGGAAACGTGCTCGAAGGACGCCGGCAAGGCTTGCTTCACTGCTTCAAACAGTGCGGTCGTTTCAGGCGTCCAGCGGCCCCACGCTTCGATCGTGATCGACACTCCGCCGTGTTCTTTCTTGACATCGGCAATGACGATGAACGGCCAAGCAGGATTTCTCGGAACCTCGTGGGCGTTCCAAACCCTCCCGAGAACAAGCGGGGCGATTGACTTTCCCAAGGTTAGGTGCAGCTTCGTCAAGTACGCCACGGCATCGACGGTGGTATTGATCTGGGGAAGCGGAGCAGGATCACGCAGGCTGAGGGTTCGCATGGGCTTTGCGATTGCGCTGAAGACCGTCATTTTCCGCTCCAAATTTTCTTGGCCGCCTTGTTCACGGCTCTCGCTGTCCGGCTGCGGACGCGCTTTTTCTTCGACCTGTAGGCGGGCCAAAAGAACGGTCGAGGAGCTGCTCCGTCTGGCTTTCCGTCGCCGTCGTGGCCGAACTCCACAGGGGCGGCATAACGAACCGCCGAGTTGCCGACGCTAACGGCAGCGGCCAAATCTCCGACCTTGTGGGAGCCTCCGGACGAGTGCAGGGGCGTCAACTTGCCAGGTCCAGTGACAACGATGGAATCGCGAAGCTCACCATCATCGACCGGCGCCAATGCCTTGGCAGTGTCCGCGATCTCGTTCGCCGACTGCACAAGTGATGCCTCGATTTCTTCTTTCACCGCGCCCGGAAGCGCTCTCATTTTCTTGAGGAGAGCCTCGAGTCCTTGGATCTTCACGCTCATCCGCCGAAGCCCCATTCACGGTGAGAGCTGATGAGCTCGAAATAGATATCTGGTAGAGCGGGCGAGAGCCGGTTTCGGTAGAATGTCGTCACGTCCAAGGTGATCGCCTGCTTGAGTTCGTCAGGAAGGCCGTCCTCGAATTCGCCGAGAGTTTTCCCGACGAAGCGTTCGAGCCGCCTTTCGGCGCCGACGATAAGGGTGGCGATGAGGCTTCGATCCGCGGGAACCATCATTTCCGGAGAGCCGCCATCGGGCATCAAATCGACCTGAAGGAACTCCCACACCTCCCTTTCATCGATGGCCAAATCCAGAGGATCACTCATTTTTTGGTTTTTCCATATCGACGGGCGATGTTTTTCGCGATTGGGGGGCGGTCTCGGAAGCCTGTTCCATTGGTTTCGACCCCCCAGGGGTGTTCAGAAAGGTACCGTAAGGGTGAAGCATGTATAACGTTCCTAATTTGTTCTCGCGAACTATCGACCTATCAGATACATGAGGATCAAGGCGGTGGTTGCAGAAGCCGCCGATACAAAAGCACACAGGCGTTTCGGTGCGGCGCTGTCGAAAAGGCATATGAGATAGGATGCAACGGCGACGGCTAAGGTGACAGCGGATACTAAGTGCACTTTGCAAATCCTTGCGTCTTGGCGGTGATGCGTGAATGGCAGGACTTGCAGAGCGCCTTCAGGTTCGACCAAGAAAGGCGCAACTCAGGGCGATCACGCACACTCTGGAGGTGGTGAACCTCTTGGCTGCGGTGCGTGCAGCCAACCTCTTCGCAATGAGGATGGGTATCGAGGTAGTCCTTGCGGACGAGACGCCACTCGTTGTTGTAGCCTCGCCTGTCGGCGCTACCACGTTGGCGATCATACTGAACGGCTGCTGCTGCTTGGCAGACGCAACGCTTGCCAGCAGGCACGGGACGGCCACAGGTGCAAAGACGGGGAGCGAGGCTAGGCATATCAAGAACCCAATTCGCCGTAGAGGAAAATCTCGCCCTCGGCCATCATAGCAACACCACCGGCCGAGTACTGTCCGTCGCTCTTGAGAAGGCCTCCCTTCGGGCGAAGGGTAACCCCTGCACCAGCGGCGAACTGAATCTGGGAACTACCCCACTGGGTCCAGCCGCATGAGAAGCCTTGCCTCAGGTTTGAAGGCACCGTCACAGTACATCCGTTGGTGGATACCAACGCCTTGCCCTGATGCTCATTCTTCAAGGTGAGGTTGGCTTCGGGGTGAAATACGGTATCGCTCCCGCTATCTCGCACCAATTCGTCGATCGCCATTAGCTCGTCGCGTTCATGCTCTGTGCCGACGTTGCGGCGGACTTTCACTTTTACGGTCATATTTCAGTCTCGCGTTGATGCAGCCGTGTGACCTTGAATCCCAAAAGGACTTGGCGGCGGACAGGTCACTTCGCGTTGTCGGATGGGCTGCGTCACCCTCATTATGCGCCACCGAAGATTTGTCAGGCGACGGGCGCCACGGCGGGGTTACCTTTCACCACCAAAGCGGAGATCGGCGTCCCCGTGCCGTGGGTGCCGGAGAAATCGGCCAGGAGCTTCTGGTATCGCCGGTTGCCCTTGTACCCGACCTTGTGGACGGTCGCGGCGGCATGGGCGGCTACGAGAGCTAGGACGATACCGCCGGCGCCGACGGTATCGAGACCAATGACATCATCCACGGTGACCGCGTCATATGTGACATCGTCGTCCGAGTGCGTCAGCTTGAATTCGATTTTGTTCGTGCCGCTGAAGGTGATGCCACCAACACCGACCTCGATCGCAAAGACGGCACTGTTGAAACCCCGAAGGTCGATAGCTGCTGGCGTGTTGTCGGCGGCATAGACCGCGGGAGCGATGGCCGTAACCAGGCCGATATTGGAATAGAGATCGCGCACGTTGCGCTCCTTTTCAAAGAGGGAGAGCCGCACGAAATCCGTGCGGCTGTGAAAGGGTGAATCAGGCTGCGGAAGTTTTCAGCTTACGGAAGCGTGCCGCCTGAAGGACTCGACCACCAGTGCGACGTGTGGCGTGGATGCGGGTGACACCCTTGCGCGCCTGCGTGTAGGGATCGCTCAAGATGCTCAGGGCGAGACGATCGACGATCCTGTAGGCGCTGAAATCGCCGAAGATGATCGGGAAGGCTCCGTCCGCGATGTCCGGCATATTGACCATCTCGACAACTGGCTTGCCGAGAATGGTTTCGGGCTGACCGGCGACCAGAGCCGGCTGCCAAATATATTCGTTGGTCGTGCTGTTCTTCAGCTTACGCACTGAGGCAAGCGTCGTGCCGTTCATGGCCCATGCTGCGCCGGGAGCGTTGCGATAGGCCGCCGGCAGCGCATAGAGCAGGTCAATGAACTTGTCCGTGCTCAGGTTGGTGGCGTGGCCGTTGACCGTGAAGCCAATATCGGCGTGGGTCATCAGGCCCTCAGGCTGTTTCAAGCCCGAGCCGTTCACGAAAGCAATTGCTTCCTTCTGGCCGAAATCTTCGGCAAGCGCCAGGCGGACTTCCGCCTCTGCTGCGCCACCGGAGTCAGACAGGAGCTCATTCGTGATATCCACGAAGGTCGTCATCTTGTGGATATCAACCTCAAGCTGGCCGAAGGTAACGTTCGATTCCTGCGACTCTTCCAGCTCACCTTCCCATTGCGCGTTGGTCACAGAATTGCGCTTCGGATATTTGACGGATGAGGCGCCGGTAGTGCGGACACTGGCATATTGGCGGATCGGAGAGTACTCGACGAGGTTTCGGATGAACTCGGTCGACATTTCGGCCGGCGCCAAATAGCCGCCTTGGGAATCCACGGCTACGGTCAGAGCGCGGATTTCGTCAGCGGGCGTCTGGTTGCCGAAGCGAAGGTAAGTGCCGAACGCACGGCGCTCAGTCGCCGTGTCGTCATTCTGCTGCTGGCTACCCGGGCGCTGAGAGCGAACCTCGATCTCATCAACGCGAGTATTCAGCGCCGTGAACTGCTCCGTCATGCGCGTTTCGAACGTGGTGACGGCGGTCCGCATCTCCGTGACGGCGCGAACGGCATCGTCGAGGTTGTTCGTGTCGTCATCATCGGAACGGCGCTCAATCGGGAAGTCCGACAGCGACAGGTCTTCGATTTCCAGGTCTTTCATTTTACTTTCCTTGAAGTGCGCTTGTTGCCGATCGCACGGCGTTCATGAAATCGGCCGTCGCGCTTTCCCGGCCGGATCTGACGGAAACCACCTTCGCGCCTGGCACTGCCGGGATTGCAACGATGGAAATTTCAAGGAGTTTCACCTTGAGAATATGGCGGATACCGCCACTGCGAAGCTCGTCCTTGATGGTGCGAAATTGGGCGCTAACGCCGTCGATGTCCTTGTTTTTGAGCATCGACCAGACTTCGCGACCCTTCGAGAGATCAAGGTTGATCTTGCCTTTCGCCCGCATTTCTTTCGGCGTTGACCACATTTGCGTCCAGCTGCCGATAACCTCGGAACTGTTGTGCGACCAGAGCATCGGCACACGCTTTTCATCGAAGCTGAATGCAGCGGGGTCGAAGGTCGTACGGTATGAGTCGACGACATTGAACGGGACCGCAATGACATCGATTTCCCCTTCCGTGTCGGATTCGCCGAACCGGACTTCGCTGAAATTCAGGATCTCACGCTTTGTCATCGGCGCCTCCGTTGTCGTTGGCTGGCGCGGCGCCGGCGACTGGATAGAGGCGATCGCCTCCATCGATTTTGTTCATGTTCAGGCGAGAGCGGGCGTCGTTTGGTGGCATTATCGGGCCGCCAACGAGCATTTGCAGGCCCTCTGCCAAGGTCTTGAAGTCGGCAGACGTGAGGGCAGCTGTCTCGTGCTCGACGTAGTATTCGAGCCGATCCTCTGGCTTGAGAAGGACGCGCTCGATCGCACCTCGCCACTCCGTCAACCAGGGGCCAAGGGTGAAACTAAGGAATTGTCGGCCAAGCGCTTCCGAGTTGTTGAGGGAGGCGTCCTCGAGGAGCGCCAACAAGGTGGGGCTGCAACCGAAGTGGCGCGCTACGTCTAGGATCTGGTTTTTGGAAAGCTGTAAGGTTTCCGCATCAACTGAGTTGAAAGTCAGCGGGGTGAAGGTTGCGTCGGAACCAACTACTGAGATACCGCCCGGGCCATCTTCCTGGCGTTGCTTTTTCCAAGCCGCGTTGGCGTTCTGCGCGGCCTTGCTGTCCATAGGCATCTTGAACGCCAGAATGCCGGCCGGCATGCCGCCGTTGCTGAATAAAAGCTCGATCGTGCGTTGTATCAGCAGGCCGACCTTGATGGATTTCGCGGCCTTCGTGGCGGAGCCTAATGGGCACTCAAGGTGGAGAACGTCTCTGAAGGAAAGCTTCTGATCCCCGCGGTCCTGGCTATTCCAAATGTAAACAGGCTCGCCTGTGGCCGGATCACATTTTACGGTGACATTGAAAATTTGATGAAATTCGCGAACTTCTCCATTAACGCGAATTGCCATTGCATAGGCGTTTTCGTTCAGCAGCGCTTCTTTAGTCATATTTCGGATGAACTTGGCGCTTGGCGTCCATTCACTTGCGAAGCTGTTGAGAAGTTTCTCGACTGGATGGTCTCGCTGACGCTCCCTCGAGTCGTCCGACCTTCGCCGGAGACAATGGACCGGGCATTCGGCCACCATGTTCGAAATCAGGCGGATGCAGGCATGTGATGCGGAATATTCTAGCGCCGCCGTGCTGCCGGTCGAGATCCCGCCAGAGGCAGCAATGCCGAACAACTCCTTCAGCCAATTCTCTGGATCAGCAAGGCTGCGAACTTCGTTACCGACGACGAGCCAATGTCGGGACACGTCACGTGTCTCGGTCTCGGGTGCGGGTTTTCGGTTCCAGAAAGCCATCGGGTCATCGCTGTCAAAGTTGATGTGACAAAGATGATGCCAACGGCGCGCGAAATATAGACGCGTTCTTGGTCGATATTAGTCGGCATTGTTCGACTTCGACTCAGAGTTTTCCCTCGTCTGACAAAACCATCCATGCGTACAGGCAGGATTTCAGTGAGAATATCCGGCCAGCTCTGCTATAGACAGGTGCTTTCGGATCTTTCAAAAGCGTTTTCACGTAGTGCGCGTTGCAGCCAAGGAAACGCTCGATTGCTTTGGAGCCCCAAAGGGCGTCCTTCGCCATGGAATCGGGAATGCGAGCGACAACGCTCTTGTTGTCGTTCGCGACGTCGGTGGGGTCAGTCATGTACAAACTCGGAGGTCTCAGCCTGTGGCCTTGATTCAATTATATCACAAGAACGAAAAGAGAACATAAGCGATCCGGAAAGGCAGGGTATCGTTTCCAGAACCATCCCCCCAAAAGTGGGGACATCAAGCGGCGTCCCGCTTTCCGAACTTAGGCGACAAAACCTTCGCCGGCTCCGGGTAGGTCGGATCTACATCGGGCATCGTTCGAACGATGATCGGGACCAGGTCGATGATCTCAGCTGACGGACGGCTATCGGCCCATACAAAAAGATCGCCTTGGCTGTCGTTCTTCTTCATGCTGCCATCCTCTTCAAAATCGCGGGCGTCATCGTACCTTCGCGCAGCAGACGGAACGCTGCCCGATGGTAGGTTTCATCCGGGATGTTATCCTTTATCCACCTGCCGAAGGCAGATTCATCTGTCGGAATATCGCTAGATTGGCCTCCAACATAGGCCGATGCTTCCGACCGAAGGGAGGAAGATTCGGAGCGAAGCGGAGAAGCGCGGAGCGCATCATCGGCCGTGCTACCGTGCACGATGGCTTCTAAGAGATCATGGGAGAGATCAATGGGAGATCCCTGATAGATAAGGGGGGTCGATTTGACCTTACCATCAAGGTCGATTTGACCTTTCCCATCAGGTTGATTCGACCTTGTGTCGAAGGTCGATCTGACCTCTGAAGATAGAACGCCAATAGCCCAATCGAGATCAAGTTCATACCACTTACCGTCGGGATCTTTGAGCGCAACAGCCTTCGACCGATCCTCCTCAGGGAGCGTCGATATCGGGTGAACCTTTAGCGCGCCAAGCCCCTGCAAGTACCTCCGCGCCTTATTGAAATTATCCCTGTCATGGATGCGCGATCGCTCCATCAATTTGGCAACCCCGGCCCATGTCCTGCAAGTCTTCATGTCCGAAAGAAGTACAAGCGCATTTGCGAGTCGTAGCGGTCTCGCCTTGGTTCCAGCATCACTTGCCAGGATAGCGTCCATCCAAGTCATCGCGTTTCGCGCCATACTGCTCATGCGCGCCCTTCCGGATCAGCCATGATCAGGGAATATGTCTCAGTATCAGATTTGAGTTTCGCGATATCCTCATAAGAGAAATCCGGAAACTGCTTGACGATATCGCCCAAGATCTCCTCAAGGTTTTTTTCGGCGATCTGGTCGATATAAAGCCGCCAAATCGCTTCCTGGCGCTTGTCCCTCATCCGTGCGCCTTTCGGAACCTGTGGGCCATGGCTGCCGCCTCGCAAGCTTCGAGGGCCGAGAGACCGAACCGCTGCCGGATATGTCCTATGATTGGGTGAGGCGGGGATTGTTGCTCGGCGAGCCACTGAGCCGCCACCACGACGGTCTCGGAGTGCTCGTGCGAATGGCCGGTGGTTCCGCCGATAGGAAGACTATCTGTCACTTTCAGGCTCTCAGCTTAGTAGAGCATCGATAAGCTTCTGCCTCGATGCCACCCATCGGCCGCCGATTTTTTTCGCCGGCAGGAGGCCCTTCTCCAACAGATTGAACGTCTGCCGCTCCGTTTGCTGGATGACCTCAGCAATACGTTTAACTTCCCAGACGAAATCGATCGCCTTGGATTCATTGGTATCCATCGTTTCCTCAAAGCTTGGTGGGCTGGTCTTCGCCAATATCCTGTACATACCCGATGTTAATCAAAATGTCAATAACTGTGTACATTTAGATTGTCATTGAACTGGACGTGAAAGTATGCAACCATCTGTTCAACCCAAGGAACATAGGCATGACAGAAGCCAGAGACGCAACCCAACGGCGCGTGTACGTCCTCCCGACGGAACTCGTTGATAGGATCGTGCAGTACCAGAACGACATGAAGTTCCCTTCGGAAGTGGAGGCGGTGCGCCGGCTCCTCGACGATGCGCTCCAGCTTAGGGAGGATTGGAAGTCTCTCACCCGGAGATACTTGGAGAAACTTGCTAGATCCGGCGATATGGCCGCTATCGCAAAAGACCTGCTTGTCGGGCATCCGATCGTCAAGAACATCTCGTTCGGAGACAATACACTCGGCTTCACCACGACCTCTGGAGTGGTCGTCACCATCATCAGTGACGGGACGTATGTCGCCTTCACGAAAGAAGGCAAGGAATTGTCGTCAACAGAGGCTTTGCCGGTCTAGCTATGTCAGTCCGTAAGCGCGAATGGACAACACCAAAGGGTGAGAAAAAGCAGGCTTGGGTGGTCGACTACTTCGACACCACCGGTAAGCGCCGCCTGAAGACCTTCAAGCTGAAAAAGGAAGCCGATCGGTTTTCCGCGACCGCTGCCGTCGAGGTGAGGGAAGGGGTGCACGTCGCGGACAGCGCCAGCGTCACGGTGGAGAAGGCTGGCAAGCTGTGGATAAGCTCGGGCCAGGGCTCGGGCCTTGAACGGTCCTCCATCAATCAGCGCAAAAACCACCTCGAAAACCATATCGTGCCGATGATCGGACAAACCCTGCTATCGAAGCTCACCGTGCCGGCAATCCGCGAGTTTGAAGATAAGCTTCGGGAGGAAGGTCGATCAGCCGCGATGGTGAAGAAGATCCTCACTTCGCTCGGGTCGATCCTTGCCGACGCAAACGAACGCGGCCTCGCGATGCGCAATCCAGTCCGCGATATTCGAGGAAGCCGCAAGGGCCGTGAGCGCCGCCAGGAGAAGCGCCAGAAGGGCAAACTGGAGATCGGTGTCGATATCCCTACCAAGGAAGAGATCAAAGCGTTTGCTGCTGCCCTGAGCGACCATTGGCGCCCGCTTCTGATCACCGCCATCTTTACAGGCATGCGATCGTCAGAGCTGCGCGGCCTCCGTTGGAAGGACGTGAATTTCAAGGGCGGTGAGATCACCGTGAACCAGCGTGCCGACCAGTTCAAAGATATCGGGCCTACAAAGTCGGAGGCAGGCGTTCGGACTATCCCTGTTCCACCGATCGTGATCAACTCGCTGAAAGAGCACCGATTGAAGCAGGCGGCCGGATCAGAACTCGTCTTCGCCAATCCCGATGGCGTGCCGCGCGCCCATAAGAACATCATCGAGAGAGGGCTTATCCCAACGATGGTCAGGGCAGGGGTGACGGTTCCTGCCGGAACGGACGAGAAGGGCAACCTGTTGCTGAAGGCCAAATACACGGGCCTCCATGCGCTGCGTCATTTCTACGCAAGTTGGCTGATCAATCGTAAAGAAGACGGTGGTCTCGGGCTGCCCGCCAAGATGGTACAGGAGCGAATGGGGCACTCGTCAATCGTGATGACGATGGACACGTACGGCCACCTCTTCCCTCGATCTGACGATGGGACAGAACTAGCACAAGCCGCGAACATCCTGATCAGTTAA